CTGAGATTCTTGAGGATGAGGAAACAGACGTAGTTCCATTCCACTCAATCTGTCCGATACCAATCCCGCACAAGTTCTTTGGTCAGTCATTAGCTGACAGAACGATGGACATTCAGTTAATCAAGTCCACGTTAATGCGTCAGACTTTGGATAACTTGTATCTAACGAACAATGCTCGTGTTGGTGTGGTTGATGGTCAGGTTAACCTTGACGATATGCTTAACGCTACGCCTGGTGGCATTATCCGAGTAAAGAGTCCAACTGCTCTAATCCCAATGCAAGTACCTAGCGTTACTGGTCAGGCGTTCCCAATGTTCGAGTACCTTGACGGTGTAGCAGCCAAGCGTACAGGCGTTACAGACGCTTCAGCAGGTTTAGATCCAGACGTATTGTCTAACGTCACAGCAACTGCTGTAGCGGCTATGATGAAGTCTAACTCTGGTAAGTTGGAGTTGATTGCTCGTGTGTTTGCTGACACTGGTGTTAAGTCGCTGTTCAGAGGTATCTTGCATCTATTGGGCAAGTATCAGGACAAGGCAAAGCTAGTCCGTATGCGTGGCAAGTACGTGCAGTACGATCCTAGAACATGGGCGAATGAATACGACATTAGCATTAACGTAGGTCTTGGCTCTGGTGATAGAGATCAGAAGCTAGCAATGTTACAGATGATTCTAGCTAAACAAGAGCAGATATTGCAGCAGTTTGGCCCATCTAATCCGCTAGTGTCGGTAGGACAGTATCGCACCACGTTAGCAAAGTTTATCGAGTCAGCAGGGTTTAAAGATGCTAATGCTTTCTTAAACGAGATTACTCCAGAGCAGGATGCGGCATTAGCGCAGCCACAGCCACCAGCACCAGATATGCAAGCTGAGATGACTCAGATGCTTGCTGATGTTGAGCGTGAAAAGACAGCAGCCAAAGCGCAGATTGAGAGCGAGAAGTTAAATTTAAAACAGATGGAACTTGAAGCTCAATATACCCAAAAGGGTCTAGAGATGGCTATGAAGAATCAGCAGCAACAGGCTGACATCAAGATTAAAGAAGCACAGTTAGCTGTTCAGCAGTTACAGGCAATTTTAACGATGGATATGGCAGACGAGCAGATGCGTCAGAAGCAAGCTGAGATTGTATTAAAAGCGATTAAAGAACTCGGAGGACTAGTTTAATGGTATGGGATCCTAATTATAAGTGGGCTAATCCTGCTGCTAATTGGCAACAGACTTATCAAAAATCTAGTTGGTATCAGCCAAGAGCGCAAATGCCACAGATGCCTCAGCAGCAAAATACTTATCAGGGACAAATGCAGCAACAGATGCCGCAACAGATGCCGCAGTTTTCTCAGCAGCAACTTAATTCTTTTTTTAATTTTATGCAGAGAAAGCCAATATCTAGCTTTATGAATGATCCACGTTATCAGCCTGTGCCATATACTAATACATGGCAAGCTGGTCAATTTGTGCCTAAACAAGATATGAAGAATAATCCATCTCGTTTTAACTCTAATATGCAGTTTGTAATGGGGCGTGGTTGGGTTAACCAAAATACTCCAGCTCCTAAAGGCACAGGATTGGGTTTCCAATAATGAGCAAAGCAGATTGGGCAGCTCGCATACTTCAAGATGAGCGATTCATTGAGGTAATGAACGAGTTAAAAGAATTAGAGATACAGAAGTTTAGAAGTACAGATTACAGCGACATGGAACTACGTGAACAAGCGTATCTACGCCTCCGAGTTCTAGAGGATATAGAAGGTTATATTCAAGGGCTTACTAACCAAAAGCTCATTGACGCAAAAAGATGGAAGATTTTGTAGTCCGTATAGGGCGGTTCCCTATATAATTATGGAAATGAAAACATGAGCGATACTGAAAGCACCACTCCAGAGGGAAGTGCGCAGTTAGATGTAAATGGTGCAGCTAACGCTATTTTGGGATTAATGGGTACTGATGACGGCTCCGAACAGGAACAACCAGAACAGCGCACAGAATCCAACGATAGCGATGCCGAATCAGAGGAATACGAGGAATCGGAAGAATCTGAGGTAGAACAAGAAGAAGCTGATGAGTCAGAGGAACCCCAAAAATTCCGAGTGAAAGCTGCGGGAGAAGAACGTGAGGTAACCCTAGATGAACTCATTAAGTCGTATCAACTTGGCACTGATTATACAAAGAAATCGCAAGCCGTAGCTGAAGAACGTAAGGCGGTTGAGGCCGAACGCCAAGCAGTTCAAGAAGCGAAGCAACTCCGTGATACTTATGCGGAGAGGTTGCAGTATATCGAGCAAGCCTTGATGCAGCCTCAAGAAACAGAGAATCTAGAATACCTGAAAGAGACTGATCCTATTGGATACGCTGTTAAGGTTGCAGAGATGTCTCAGAGGGAAAAGCAGTTAGCGCAGGTTCGTGCTGAGAGAGCGCATATAGCTCAACAGCAGGAATACGACAGACAGCAGCAACTACGTGCAACGGTCGCACAGGAAGCTGAGAAGTTAGTCGGTGCGTTACCTGAATACGCTGATCCTGTTAAGGGTGAAGTGATCCGTAAAGAGATACGCAGCTATGGTAAACAGGCTGGATTCTCGGATGATGAACTAGCGAATGTATTTGATTCTCGTGCTGTATTAACGCTATATAAAGCTATGCAGTACGATAAATTGAAAGCATCGCAACCAGCTATTGCTAAGAAGGTGAATGATGCGCCTAAGACAATGAAGTCAGGTGTATCGCAGCCAAGAGATAGCAATGTTGAGGACTTGAAAAAAATGAAGGCTAGGGTAAGGCAGTCTGGAAAGATTGGTGATGCCGCAGCCGCTTTTGAACGATTCTTATAAGGAAATATCATGCCAACTTATCAAACATTTACCGCTATCGGTATGCGTGAAGATTTATCTGACGTTATCTATGACATCAGCCCAACAGATACACCAATTATGTCGTCTATCGGTAAGACTAGCGCAACTGCTGTTTACCACGAATGGCAGACTGACAGCTTGGCAGCAGCTACTACTGCTAATGCAGCAGTTGAAGGTGCAGACGCAACTAGCGCAACTTTGTCACCAACAACTCGTGTAGGTAACTACACCCAGATCGTACAAAAGACTGTACAAGTTTCTGGTACTTTGGACAAAGTGAACAAGGCCGGGCGCAAGTCAGAAAAAGCTTATCAACTTGCAAAGGCCTCGGCCGAGCTAAAGAGAGACCTAGAGACAATCATCACTGCTAATCAGGGTCGTAGCGCAGGTACTTCTACTATCGCTCGTACTATGGGTTCATTGCTGTCATGGATCAAGACCAACAGCGATCAAGGTTCAGGTGGTTCGGCTCCAGCAACTTCAGGTGTTTCTACTCGTACCGATGGTACACAGCGTACTGCTACTGAAGCATTGTTGAAAACTGAAATCGCTTCTATTTTCGATCAAGGCGGTTCACCAAAGGCTGTATTCGTAGGTTCTGCTGGTAAACAGAAGATTTCTACCTTTGCAGGTATCGCTGTAAATCGCTATCAGATCACTAAGCCTGAAGCTGGCGTTATCATCGGTGCTGCTGACATTTATCAGTCCGACTTTGGTCAGTTATCAATCGTTCCAGATCGTTTCATGCGCTCACGTGATATGTTGATTCTCGATCCTGAGTACGCAGCAATGGCTTACTTACGTCCATTCATGACTAATGAATTGGCTAAGTCTGGTGACTCCGAGAAAACTCAGATTCTTGCTGAAGTAACTTTGGAAGTTAAGAACGAAGCAGCACATGGTATCGTTGCTGACTTGAACTTTGCACTGTAATAGACTAGCCCCTGCCTAATGGTGGGGGCTTTTTTGAGGGACTAATGGAAAACTTTCGTAATCATACGGTTCATTCGGACGATAATGGCGGCATTATTATCGAAACTAGACAAGATATATCTGACATCCTAGATCGCAATAAAGCGTTACAGGAAGTGGACAAAGCTAGATTAGGAGCTACAGAGGATTTACATTTAATAGGCTCAATACCTTTTACGGCTATTGATAAGCTAAATGAAATGGGAATCATGCGTGGCTTTTTTATAGTGGACGAGACAGCTTTTAAGAAGTGGCTCAACCATCCTGATCAAGCTCCGTTAAAGATATATCGAGGAACAGTATGAGAATTGGCGTTTGTATTCCATGTAGGGACGAAGTACATACAGGTTTTGCGTTTGATTTTGCTAGGATGGCTGCACACGATGCGTCTGTTCGATGCAAGGACGGTAAGGGTGGTCTAAGCCTCTACACGATGCCTGGGACACTTATATTCGATCAGCGTGAGAAGTTAGCTCAGGTAGCATTAAAAGAGGGCTGTGACGCTGTTCTGTACATTGATAGCGATATGCGTTTTCCTCCTGATCTGATAACGATAATGTTATCTCGTGAGGTTGGAATCGTAGGTGTCAATGCCGTCACTAGACGCAAGCCATGTATGCCTACGGCTAAACTGTTAGTTAAGTCAGAGGATGAAAAGGGGATTCGCCATCATTGGTCTAATGTCGATTCTCGTGGTAAGGAAGGTATTGAGAAGATTACTGCTGTTGGTTTTGGGGCGGTAATGATTCGTAGGGAAGTGTTTGAGAAGGTTCCTCAGCCGTGGTTTGATGCAGGATGGGGGCCAACTGGTGTAGTAGGTGAGGATGTTCACTTTTGCGTTAAGGCTGGTGACAATGGCTTTGATACTTACGTGGATCACGAGCTGTCTATGCACATCAAACATATAGGTACGTATGAGTATGGCTGGGATGATTTTGAGCAACTAGAGGAATAATATGGCTTTTAGTACATACAGTGACTTAAAGACTACGATAGCTAGTTACTTAGCTCGTAGTGATTTAACGGCTATGATTCCTACATTCATCCAGTTGGCTGAATTACGTCTGCGTAGAGAACTCAGAACTCGTCAAATGTTGGTTGTAGCTACAGCAAATACGACAGGTGGAGACTCTACCGTAGGATTACCTACTGACTTCCTAGAAATGCGTGATATTCACGTCAATACTAATCCTATAACGACACTATCCTACAGTGCGCCTAACTCGTTCTATAACTCTTACAGGGTTACAGAATCTGGTAAGCCTACTGACTACACTGTATTAGCGACAGAGCTTCAATTGTCTCCTATTCCTGACAGCACTTATCAGCTTCAGATGCTTTACTACGCACAGCCATACTTCTTGAGCGACACGAATCAAGGCAATGTATTCTTAACTAACTTCCCTGATGCGTTGCTTTACGCTTCTTTAGGCGAGGCAGAACCGTATCTAATGAATGACGCAAGATTACAGACTTGGGCTAGTTTGTACGATAGAGCAATATCATCAATAACGATTGCAGACCAGAGTAGTGAGTACAGTGGTCAGCCAATGTCAATGAACTATAACGTGAGGTAATAATGAAGTGCTGCACCAAGTGCAATACTGAAAAGCCTTACGAGATGTTTACTAAGGAAAAGTCCACAAAGGACGGCTTTAGTAGATGGTGTAGAAGCTGTAAAAAAGAATACAAAGATAATTGGTATAAAAGTAACGCAGAGTCAGAAAGAGAAAAAGCAAAAGAGCGTCATATTGAAAATTACGATAAAAATAAAGAAAAAATTATAAAAAGAGCTAATAAGTGGCAAAATAGCAATAGAGAAAGATATAGGGAAATAGCAAAGAAATGCTATGAAAAGAATAAGCATAGCAAATTTGCATATCAAGCATTAGCAAGGGCAGCAAGAAGAAATGCAGTTCCTAAATGGATTGGCGAAGAATTAAAGCAAAAGATACAAGATTTTTATATTGACGCAAGGTTAAAAACTAAGGATTCTGGAATTAAGCACGAAGTAGATCATATAGTTCCTTTGGTAAATAATGAAGTATGTGGTTTGCATGTGCCGTGGAATTTAAGGGTTGTAACTCAATATGAAAATCGCAGTAAACAAAATAAATTTAAGGAGTAACAAATGGCTGAAATGTCAAACTGGCTCGAAAATGCGTTAATCAACGCTACCTTACGTAACACTTCCTTCACGAGTCCTGCTGCTGTTTACGTAGGTCTTTATACATCTGATCCTACTGATGCCAATACTGGCACTGAAGTATCTGGTGGTTCTTATACACGTACTGCGGTAACGATGGGTGCGCCTAGTAACGGTGTATCTACGAATACTGCTGCGGTAGAGTTTCCACAGGCTTCTGGTTCATGGGGAACAGTTGGTTGGATCGGTATTCTTGACGCTACTTCTAGCGGTAACTTGCTGTATCACACAGCATTAGACACATCGAAAACTATTTCTTCTGGAGATATCTTTAAGATAGCTATTGGCGGTCTTAGCGTAACTCTGGCGTAAGGGGTAAATAATGCCACTAGTTGTCGCAGATCGTGTTAGGGAAACATCTACTACTGCTGGCACTGGTACGCTGACGCTTGCTGGTGCTGTAGCTGGATTCCAGTCTTTTGCTGTTATTGGTAACGGTAACACTACCTACTATTCTATTGTTGATAGCACTGCTAACACATGGGAAGTGGGTATCGGTACTTACACATCGTCAGGTACTACATTAGCTCGTACTACGGTATTGGCTAATAGTTCTGGCACGACTTCACCTATATCATTTGCAGCTAATAGCAAGGATGTATTTGTTACGTATCCGGCTACTAAGTCAGTTCATGAGGATGCTACTAATACTGCTTACTCAGATCAATTTGCCGCATCTAACGGTATCGTATTAAATAACCTCACTGTAGCTACAACATTCTCTATTCCTAGTGGATACTCGGCTATGAGTGCTGGCCCTATTACGATTAATAGCGGTGTAAGCGTAACTGTACCGAGTGGGTCTAAGTGGGTGGTGTTCTAGATGTTTGGTTTATCGGCATATTCACAAGCTCCATATTCGTCATTAGCTGCTTCTGGTAATGTCGTATTAGCTACTGCTGCGGTAGATGCTTTTGCTACAGTAACGGCAAACGCTTTTGCTGTTTATAACGGTGCAGGAAGCATTAACGGCTCTGCTACTGTTTCTGCTGTAGGCATTAGGATTCAGACTGCTACAGGCTCTATAAATGCAACTGCGGTAGTAACTGCTAACGGTGGCATTATTTATAGTGCTACTGGCTCAATAATTGGCACTGCTACTGTAACGGCTAATGGTGGGTTAATAATACTTGCCACAGGTGCTATAAACGGCACAGCAACGGTTACGGCAGAAGCTACTAGAGTCTTATTCTTTACTGGTGCTATTAACGGTACTGCTACGGTTACGGCTGACGGCATACGAGTTCAGGTAGGAACTGCTGCTATTGATGGAACGGCTACGGTAACATCAAGTAGCGAAGTTGATTATAGTGGCACTGCTTCAGTTGATGCTGTCGCAGAGGTTTCATGTTTAGCAATAGCTGTATGGAACGCAATAGCAGGTATAGAAGGAAATGCAGATATAAGCGCAGACGGTCATGTAATTGGTGACGAGTGGGATAACGTAGTAGAACAA